ATCTTGGGTTGCGGATACGGCGTCGGAGGGGCCAAGTTTAAGAACGTCCTCAAGCTCATGGGCGGCGTAGATGCAGACGAAGACGAGGCCAAGCGCATCGTTACCCTGTACCGAGAAACAAACCCCAAGATCCAGCGGCTGTGGTGGGATGCTGGGAGCATGCTCGAGCGCATGGTGCAGGGTCGAGACAAGCAATTCGGTCGCGAGGGTGTTGTTCGTGTAGATCACGAGGAGAACGCTATCTGGCTGCCTTCGGGCCTGCCTATTCTCTACCCGGACTTGCGCGTAAAGCGTAGCGACAGTCGAGCTGAGTATAGCTATAAAGGTAGGGGTAAAAGTAGAAATTACATATATGGAGGGAAAGTTGTCGAGAACGTTACGCAGGCACTAGCGCGGTGTATCATCGCTGAGCAGATGTTGTTAATCCAGCAGCGGTACCGGGTAGCATTGACCGTTCATGACTCCGTGGTGGTCGTTGTGCCGGAAGCCGAGATTGTGGGGGGTACGGGGTTTATCATGGACTGCATGCGGCACCTACCTGATTGGGCGGCGGGTTTGCCTATCGACTGCGAAGCCGAAGTGGGTTACACATACGGAAACCTTACGGAGTTTGATAAATGGCTAGCAAACCGGGAGCAGTGATCCCTTGGACCTACACAAAAGTTAAAGGGTTCGATACGTGCCCTAAGCAGTTTCATGCGCGGTATATCGAGAAGTCTCTACCATTTGTGGAGACTGAAGCGACAAAATACGGAAACGAAGTTCACGATGCCTTTGAGCATTATTTCAAGTCAAACCGCCCCCTGCCGCCGAAGCTGCAGCACTATCAGCCCTATCTAGACGCGCTCGAGCGTAAGGAAGGGGAGAAGATCGCCGAATACGCCTTCGGCCTTACAATCGACCTGGAGCCCTGCAACTTCTTCGATAAGAACGTCTGGGTACGCGGCAAAATCGACTTGACCATCCTGCAGGGGGATACAGCATACGTCGTCGACTACAAGACGTCTAAGAGCGCTCGATACGCTGACATGGACCAGCTAGAGCTTATGGCCATGGCCATCTTTAAACACTTCCCCGAGGTTAAGCACGTCAAGGCGGCGCTGATCTTTGTCGTGGCCAAAGGCGTGGTCAAGGGAGAGTTCCACGCAGAGGACGAGGCGGCGCTCTGGGGGAAGTGGATGAAAAAACTAGCGGCTATGCACGAGGCCGAAAACGTCGACGTGTGGAACCCAAAACCCAGCGGCCTATGCCGCGCTTGGTGCGATGTCATGGACTGTCCGCACAACGGCAAAAACGAATAAGGAGAAGAGAGATGCGATCTTTTAAAATGGGACTTTTTGGTGTGATTGTCGGGGCGATGGCCCTAATCCTCATCTCTATCCCGTTTATGATGGTTAATACCATCGAGCAATTACGGTATGATCTAACCGCGTGCGAGGCGCTCGCCGCTGAGGTAAACAAATAGGAGTTCTACATGCCCTACGTGAACAAACCCCGCCCCCATAAACACGAGTACGAGCTGCAGAAGAAGCGCGGCGAGCACGAGAAGCGCATGGAACGGCAACGAGCCCGCCGGGCCTTCGATAAGAAGCACGGCAAGGCGGCACGTAAGGGCAAGGACATTAGTCATAATAAGGCGTTCGTAAACGGCGGCGGCAACAAAGACGGCTACAAGCTGGAAGCACCGAGCAAGAACCGGGCGCGTAATTACAAGAAGAAAACCCCCAAGTCTAAGTAAGGATCTCTCGTGGAGATACTAAATGATAAGGCCCTGGTGTTTGATACGCCGGGAGCTGAGCAACTTCTCACGGCCATCGGCAATAGTAAGCGCCTATCAGACGGCCGAATTGCAGTAAAATGGGACATCCCGGAAGTACAAGCCCTGCACGATTTCGGCATTCGCGCTCCCAGCCCCATCGAACGTAAGTACATATGGACCGGCAAGTTCAAGCCGTACGATCACCAGAAGTCAACAGCGTCGTTCTTAACTAAGCACAAGCGCGCGTTCTGCTTCAACGAGATGGGTACAGGCAAGACCGCATCCGCCATCTGGGCGTCCGACTATTTGATGAATGAGGGTTTCGTTAGCCGAGTACTGGTAGTGTGCCCCGTATCTATCATGGACTCCGCTTGGCGCGCCGATCTATTCTCCTTCGCCATTCACCGAGCCGTGGACGTGGCCTATGGCCCGAGAGCGCGGCGCGAAGCCGTCATCAACGGCCCGGCCGAAATTGTCGTAACGAACTATGATGGCATCCGCGGGCACGTTGACCTATATAAGAAAGGTGGATTTGACCTCATCATCATCGACGAGGCCACGCACTACAAGAACGCCCAGACACAGCGCTGGAAGGCCCTGGCTAAGCTGGTTGATGAGGACACGTGGTTGTGGATGATGACCGGCACACCCGCCGCGCAGAGCCCTGTAGACGCTCATGGGCTGGCCAGGTTTATCAACCCCGGTGCAGTGCCCCGCAGCATGGTCCGATGGCGTGACGTGGTTATGATCAAGACCGGGCAGTTCACTTATGAGCCTCGCCCAGGGTATCAGGAGATCGTCCACCAGGTACTGCAGCCAGCGATCCGGTTCACGAAGGATGAGTGCCTCGACCTACCGGGCATTGTGTACACCAAGCGTAAGGTCGAGCTCACCGCGCAGCAGAAAAAGTATTACAACGACGTTCGGCGCGTTGCCCGTACCGAGGCAGCAGGGGAGACAGTCACTGCAGTGAACGCTGCGGTAAAGATGGGCAAGCTGCTGCAGATATCTGCGGGCGCGGTTTATAGTGACGAGGGGGAGACCGTAGAGTTCGACGTATCCAACCGATACAACGCACTGCGCGAGGTGCTCGACGAGGCTGCGCATAAGGTACTGATTTTCGTGCCGTTCAGACACACGATTGAGATGCTACGCGAGCGACTCGTCAAGGATGGCTTTACAACTGAAGTCATCTCCGGGGACGTTAGCGCGGGCAACCGCACCGACATCTTCAAGCGGTTTCAGGAGACTAAGGACCCGCGCATTCTCGTGATCAAGCCGCAAGCCGCGGCGCATGGGGTTACGCTTACCGCCGCCGATACCGTCGTCTGGTGGGCCCCTGTACCCTCGCTGGAGACTTACGCCCAGGCCAACGCGCGTGTGGATCGCGCAGGGCAAAAGAACAAGTGTACCGTAGTGCAGTTGACCGGCTCGCCGGCTGAGGCGCGGCTGTACGCTATGCTGGACAAGCGCATTAAAAATCACGATGCGCTGATCAGTTTGTACGGGGATGTGCTTGACATAAAAGCCTAACCGGTTTATATAAGAGTTATAACCAAACCACGAATGTTTCGTGGAGTAACAACGGAGAACCCCATGACCATCGACAAGCCCATTGTCGAGCTCGTTAAGCAGTACATCGCACTGCGCGAGCGCAAATCCAACCTCGCCAAACAGTACGAGGAGAAGAAGGCGCGCATCGAGAACGACATGAACGACATCAGCGACCTGCTGATGTCTCACTTAAAAACACTAGACGCTACAAGCATCAACACTCCAGCGGGCATGATTATCCGCAGTGTGAAGACTCGCTACTGGACGTCCGATTGGGAGAGCATGCACGAGTTCATTCGTGAGAATGACGTCCCAGAGTTCTACGAGAAGCGCCTTAACCAGGGTCAGGTGCGCGCCTTCTTGGAAGAAAACCCCGAGGCCGCGGTTCCGGGGCTTAACGTAGATTCAACCTATTCACTAACCGTACGGAGATCAAAATGACCGATACACAGAAAAAGGAAGACGTAGTCCGCGTCTTCACCGGAATTCCCGGAAAGTGGCGCACGCTAGTCGGCGCGTCAAACTACATGGGCGTAGGACCCAGCACCATCAAAGACATGCGCATGTTTGGGCAGGTGCCCGACGGCGCGGTACTAAAAGTCGGGGCTCGTACGTATTACGACGCTGACCTCATAATCGAACACCTTAAACATTTGCAAGGAGTAGCCGCCAATGGCTAACGCTTTAGACGTCCTCAAAGGCGGCACCGACCTCACGACCAGCAGTCGCTATCAGAAAGCGCTGGACAAGACCCGTAAATCCGCTGGCGGTGGCGGCGACCACAAGCGCGTAAGTATCCGCGGTAAGGTCTTCCGTGTCATGCACGGCAGCGAGCAGGTGCATACGTTTAAAGACGGCGTCATGGACATCGTTATCGTTGATACGAGCCCCGTCGTACGCACTTACTACGATAAGGACTATAACCCTAAGGCGGACGCTCCGGTGTTCCCCGCATGTTGGTCTAATGACGGCGTGGCCCCCGATGATCGCGTTCCGACTGCGGCACGACAGTGCAAGACTTGCGCGAAGTGCGACATGAACATCAAGGGCTCCGCACGTTCTGGCCAAGGTAAGGCGTGCCGTTACAGCATGAACCTGGCGTTCTACTTCAACAACAAGTGGGACGACGTCTATCTCATGTCCGTGCCGGCCATGTCGTTGTTTGGTAAGGCCGACGGCAACAACTACCCGCTGCAGGCGTATCTCAAGACTTTGGCGGCGCACCAGACCCCTGTGCAAGCCGTCGTGACGCAAGTCACCTTCGATACCGACGCCGAGGGCCCCAAGCTGTTCTTCACCCCTACCGAGCGGCTCGACGTTGATACGTTTGACATGGTCGACGAGAAGGCGGAAGACCCGGCAATCGCGCAGATGCTGGAGCTCAACTTCCAGCCCAAGGCGGAGAATACCGACGACGAGCCGAAGGCAGCAACAACTGCCCGACGCAAGGCAGCGGTAGTTCAGGACGACGATGACGACGTCCCGTTTGAGGAGCCCAAGAAGCGTGGTGGGCGTAAAGCCGCTGCGGTAGTAGACAACTCCGCGGAAGATGAGCTTGACGAGTGGTAACCCTCTCGGTGTAAGTTTGTTAAGGCCGGGCAATACTGCCCGGCCGTTTTTTTCCTGGAGTTACGGGCTATGCAGCCAACAGAGTTTTTGCGGGCGGTGTTGCCCGATGAAGGCTACTACTGCCTTTTTGCCGCTAACAGCGCGGCAGACGCCCGGCGCCAGAAG